ATATGTTATTAGATGAGGCGGACGGTTCACCCGAAATTTACTCAGCAGCGACAAAGTTAGACCAAGCCGCGATAGTATGGCAGTACGCTGCGGATATGTTCACAGACTTCAAAGATGAGGCGGACATTGATATTTCTATTTCTTCCTCTTTTAACAACAAGCGAATTGTTTACAATGGCGGGGTATTCCGACCCATTGCTTACGATGAAAGGGACAAAAACGACGGTTTAAGTGTGAGTTGCGCTATAATTGACGAGTATCACGCGCACCCATCGGACAGAATTTACAACGTATTAGCGGACGGTATGGCTGCAAGGCGTTCACCTTTACTCTTAGCAATCACAACAGCAGGGCATAATAGGGATTCAGCTTGCTATAAGCACCGCGAATACTGCGAAAAAGTGTTGTCAGGTCTACTGAAAGACGATGACTTATTTGCTTTAATATACACAATTGATGAAGGGGACGCATGGGATGACGAAAAAACACACCGAAAAGCAAACCCAAATTACGGTGTATCGGTTAAGCCCGATTACATTAAAAGCAAAATAGCAGAGGCAAGGGAATCGGGAGTGAAAAAAGATTCATTCATGATTAAGCACTTAAACGTATGGACAGACAGTTACCAAACTTGGATAAGTTCAACAGACATTGAAAGAGTGAACAGAGGCTTTGAACCAACGAAAGGGGATTCATGTTATGTTGGATTGGACTTGGCTTCGAGTGGTGACTTTACCGCGTTAGCTTTGAACTTCTTAAAAGACGGTGTGCATAGGGTTAAGTTTTACTACTATCTACCTGAAGAAAAGGTAAGGCAATGGTCGGGCGGTATCGGGGAGCAGATTAGAGACTGGGTAAGACAGGGATTTATAACTATGACGCAGGGCAAAACCACGGATTACGAGTATATCGAAAGGGATTTATTAAAGATTTCAGAGGACTTTAACATAGTTTCCGTAGGCTTTGACCCCTATAACGCTAAACAATTTGCCGCAAAAATGGAAGTCCACGGGCTAAATATGCGCGATTTCGGACAGAATATTACCAATATTTCCCACCCTACCAAGATGACAGAGGAACTAATTTTGTCTGACAAGGTAATAATGGACGGCAACCCCGTGACTTCGTGGATGTTTTCAAACGTGGTAATTTATACGGACGCTAATTTGAATATCAAAGTGATAAAGAGCAAAGACCCTAATAAGAAGGTTGACGGAGTGGTGGCAATGATTATGTCCATAGGTGAGGGCATAGATGAAAACAACAAAGTAGAAGATTGGTTTTGGAATCCAGTATCATTATGACAGATAACGAAATAAGAAAACTAATAGTACCCCGCGAATTTGTCGCGGCTTGGTTTCGGGAGTTGCCCAAACATAAAACCTATGAAGCAGCCTATGAGGCTATTGAGGATATTTACGAAGATTACTTTGGTAGGCGTAGATATTCATGCTATGATTCATTTAGGGTTATAAAAGACCGAATCCACAAGGCAAAATAATTTTGCAATATCAAAAGTTTACACTATACTTGCAGTCCTCCATTTGACGGAATTGAACGCAAAGAAGCTACCCGAAACGGTGGCTTTTTTGTTTTGTATCATAATCGGGACAAAGTCGGGACAATGTCCCTATCTTTACAAGTGTAAATTTAAAACAATGTTTCACTAATAATTTTACAGATGTAATAAAATTTGCAATCGTGCGAATAGTTGAGCAGTATCAACTGCAAAAGGCAGGTAAACGGGTTAACGATATGTACGGAGTTAGTCTTCGTTCAAGTCTTTCTAACCCTCAGCAATGGCTCTACGAAGCACTTGGAATTGAAACCGTGGGCGGTACTACGGTCAACGAAAAAACCGCAATGAGCCTTTCACCTGTTCACGCTTGCGTGCGGGTAATCTCAGAAGGCTTGGCAACTATGCCCCTTAAACTTTATGTAGAGGACGGCAGAAACAAAACCATTGACAAAGAAAGCCCCGCTGCAAGATTGATTAATGAGCCTAACCCCTACGATACGGGTGTAGGATTTCGCAAGTACATGGCAGCGGTTGCGGTTTTACAAGGCAATTCATACGCCTATATTTTTAGAGATGGCGCGGGCAATCCTATTAATTTACTCCCTTTACAAAATTGTGAGGTTACTCCAGTATTGGGTACTGAGGGCGGTTTATACTATCAGGTCGCAACAGGTGACCCAATTTATAGAAATGTTCCTGCGGTAGTAAGTGCCTACGATATGATACACTTTAAAGGATTGTGCATAACATCACAGTTTGAAGGTATCAGCCCGATAAGATACCACGCGCAAATGCTCGGCACTGACCTTGCAGCGTGGAAAGCCATGTCAAATACTTTCAAAACAGGTACAAAAAAGTACATGGTGGCAAGTGATAAACCTTGGGGGACGGAGCAAATGAAGGCAACGCAGAAGTCAATGGAGCAAGTGTTGAATAATGATTCACTTGTAATGGCTGTTCCATCTGGCGTGAGTGCGCATACTATATCAATGACACCCGAAGAAGCGGGGTATTTACAAGCCATTAACGCCACTGCAAAAGATATAGCGCGAATGTTTGGCGTGCCTGCTTCTATGATTGGTGCGGATGACGGGGGCAATAAGTCAAGTGTGGAACAGGATGCTTTGAACTTCTTAAATCAAACATTACATCCATGGGCGGTGTCAATCGAAGCAGAGTTGAAAAAGAAACTTATCCCTGAACGCGACAAGCCTACGAAATTCTACAAACATAATTTCAATTCACTTCTAAGGGCGGACGCAAACGCACGTTCTGAATTTTACAGCCGTATGCACGCTATAGGGGCAATGTCGGCAAATGAAATTAGAATGACCGAGGACATGAATACTTACGATAGTGGAGATACTCACTATGCAAATGTAAACCTTGTCCCAACGGAATTAATGCCCGATTGGATTCAGGCAAAGATTGACAGCATGGACGCAACACAAGAACAAACTAACAACCCAACAGGAAACAATTAATGGAAAAAAGAATATTAAATATCAATTGGCAGCTACGCAGTGAAGATGACACCGTAAAAGAAGTGGTGGGCATTGGTGCTGTAGTAGACCAAAAAACCGACTTAGGATGGTTTGAAGAAACTATCATGCGCGGTGCTTTTGATGAAGCCGATATGTCTGATGTTGTAGCCTTATTCAACCATGACCCCAATCAAATATTAGGTAGGACAAGCGCAAAAACAGCTAAGGTTTTTATCAATGATAACGGTGATTTAGAATATAGCTTTACCCCTGATTATGAAAACCCTACTCATGTAAGTGTAGTTAGGTCTATTCAGCGTGGTGACGTGACGCAAAGTTCATTCGCCTTTACTATTAAAGAAGACGGTGGCAGTGCTTGGGTAAGTTCTGAAAAGTACGGCAACTATGGACACCGTGAAGTAAGAAAGATTAACAAGGTTTACGATGTAAGCCCTGTTACATATCCTGCATACAAAAATACCACAGTAAGCGCAAGGGATAAAGAAAGCTTAGAAGCTGAAAGACGCGCCTTGACTACTGAGCAAGACAGTGGCGAGGAATTCCGCGCTGAATACACAAAGAAATTCTACGAAACTATCATAAAATAATGAATACACAACTAAAATTGAAAGAAACCCGCGAGAGCCTTTCCGCAAAGGAAACCGAATACCGCGGTCTGTTAGGCGGTGAAATGAACGCTGAAACCCGTGCTAAATTGGACGGCATCCTCGCAGAGATTGAAACTTTGAAAGAAGACGAAAAGCGTTTTAACGCTGCTGTAGAAATGGAAGCCCGTGCAGCTAAGGCTGTAGGCGGTGCATCAAGTTCAAGCAGTGAGCAGAAAGAAGTAGCTAAAAACTTCTCTTTTAAGCGTGCTATTGATATGGCTCGCAGCGGTAAAATCGAAGGCTTTGAAGGTGAAATGCACCAAGAAGCAGAAAAAGAATATCGCGCAAGTGGTATCGCTGTGCAAGGTGTAGGTATCCCTACTATGGTTCTTAAGCGTGACATGACTGCCACAGGCTCAAGCGGAGCAGAAGGCGGATATGCTATTCAAACAAACGTAGGCGGTCTTATCACTGCCTTGTCTCCTAAGTTGGTTTTGGCAGGTTTGGGTGTTAGCATTTTTGATAACTTGGTAGGCAACCTTGATTTGCCATCATTCGGAACTGAGCCAACTGCTGCATGGGAAACTGAAACAGGTGCTGCCGATGAAGTAAGCCCTGCTGCTACAAAAATCAGCTATACCCCTAACAGATTGGCTGCGTTTGTTGACGTATCTAAGCAATTAATGATGCAATCAAGCCCATCAATCGAAGCATATTTGCGCGACTTCTTGTTGCGTGCTGTAGCTTCTAAGTTGCAAGCTGCTGCCTTGCATGGTAACGGTGGCAATATTGACGGTATCGCAGGTACTTCAGGTATCGGTTCTGTAGTTGGTGGTACTAACGGTGCTGCTCCTTTGTGGGATGACATCACAAACCTTTACAAGCAAATTGCAATTGATAACGCTGATATTGGAAACTTGGCATATTGCACAAACCCACAAGTGATAGATAAGTTGCAAAACACTCCTAAGCAGTCAAGCGGTGTTGAAGGTAACTTCATCATGAACCAACCTAACTTGCTTAACGGGTTTAACGCTGCTGTAACTACAAGCGTTTCAAGCACCTTGGTAAAAGGTACTTCAGGTAGCGTTTGTTCTGCAATTTTCTTCGGTAACTGGGCTGACCTTGGTTTGGCTTCTTGGGGTGGTATGGACATCCTTGTGAACCCTTACACCAAAGGCAAAGACGGTATCACTGAGGTAATTTTGAACACTTACCTTGATGCAAACGTACACCGTCCTACAAGCTTCTCGGCTATGTTGGATGCGTTGACCTAATAGGTTTTTACTCCCTCTTGCCCCGCTGCCGTCAATGGCGCGGGGTTTTGGGGTGAGATGAAAA